AGTCCTACATAAAGAGGGCGTTCGTTGGCGTCAAGGGGATCTGCAACCAGATTTCTAACCTGATCAAATAATTCGTCAATTGTACCGTTGTTGTAGAGCACGGCATCGAACTTAGATCCAACCCATGCTGTTTCACTAGCATGAATGCCTAACTTGTCCATACGAGTTTTTGCCAGCATCCAATTCATATGATGGTCACCTGCATTCATATCTTCGGCATCTTTATACCAGTCAGGTTCATCCCCACGGCGCACACGAATAACAATACCACCTGCATTTTTAATACTGGCAATTTCATTAGGGAATCTGCAATCACTGATAACAATGTCGTCTTTGCTATTACGAAGTTTGTTTTCTAATGCGGCAATCCACATATCATCGTGGAAACCATTGCGGCAAACTTCTGTGCCCCAATATTGTAGCACCCAGCGCGGAGTCAAATGTGGCATGCCAAGTCGTTCTGCCCACCATGGATCTACTTGTTCTCGCCATTCTCTAGCTTGTTTTGTGCGGCCTTCTAGCATAGTTCTATCCCAACCAAACACTGCTGATACAGCATCTTTTAAACTGTTGGCAAACGATTCTCGTCGAAAACCGTGAAAGTTAGTAAGATAATCGGCAATAGTATCTTTGCCTGAACCAATAAAACCGCACACACCTATAATCATAGCATCCCCTTAGACGATACTATAATTTATTACATTTAAGTTACGATGTCAAATTTTTATTAGCCAATTACAAAAGTTAGAGGCGTGCCGCCTTCTTTGTAGTTGATTAGATCTAGCTCTAGTGTTTCCATTTCGGCCTTGCCTTCATTCTTTAGAGCAGTTCCGTTTAATGTGGTACTACCTTGTGGACTAGCAATGGTGCCAAACTTTTCGCGAGCTTCACCTAGGATAACTTTACATCCGGCTAAACTATAGTCTCTTAACCATTGGCTGGCATAGGGATCTTGAAGTAGATTAAAGTCAGGACGATAATTATACATCCATACTAGCAATTCTTCTTCGCTTTGTGGGCGTTGCATAATTGTCAATAACTTGCTTGTTTTGTTAAAGGTAAAATTAACATCACTACCAAACATTTTACCAACCTGCTTTTGATAACTAGCAAAGGCATAATAAGTAGCTAGGCCACCCATGTTTGTACTGGCTAACAAATAAGTGTTAGAATATGCTAAGTTGAACGGTTCAAACAAACTGCCGCCATTGCCGCCACCGCTACGCGACCCGATGCTACGACGGAATAACTGACGAACTTCAATAACTTCTTTGGGCAATACATAGTCGTTGGTATCAACGGCTAGAGTAATAAACCCAAAACTTTCCTCTACAGCATTTGAACTGCGTTGACGGAATTTATTTAGAGCTCTATCTATAGCGGTGTTGTAGTGGATAGGATCCAACTCAACATCAACCATACCATTGCCTAAAAAGGCCTTGATATATTCTATAACTTTTTGGCGTTCGTTTTCAGTATCGTTCATGTTAATATTTAGCTATAAATACTATACTATGCCAAGACTATCTTTATACAAACCAGAAAAGGGCCCGGATTACAAGTTTCTAGATCGTGTAATCAATGAGCAGTTTCAAGTTGGCGGAACTGATGTCTATGTACACAAATACATAGGAACAGCTACTCCCTCTGCAGGAACTGCAACTCCTTCGACTCCCGACAATTCAGCCGCGCCTATTCCTGAACTGGGAATACAGGATGTCTTGTTCATGGAAAACAGAGATAGATCCTACGAGCCAGACGTCTATATAATGCGCGGTATCTATACCATGCAGGACTTGGATTTTAATCTAAGTCAGTTTGGATTATTTCTAAACAATGATAACATTTTTATCATGTTCCACTTAAAGAACACAGTAGATATGTTAACACGAAAAATCATGCCTGGTGATGTAATTGAATTACCTCACCTAAAAGACGAATATGCCTTAGATGATCATCTTGTAGCTCTAAAAAGATTTTATGTTGTGCAAGATGTAAATCGTCCTGCCGCTGGTTTTAGTCAAACATGGTATCCGCACTTGCTAAGAGCAAAGTGTGTACCGTTGGTAGATAGTCAAGAATTCAGTCAAATACTTGATGCTGATAGCGGTGCCGGAGATGGCAGTACGCTACGCGATCTACTAAGCACCTATAACAAAAATATTGAAATTAACAATCAAATTATTGCTCAAGCAGAAGCCGATGCCCCTAGTAGCGGCTATGACACACATCAATATTATGTGATTCCTACACTAGACTCTGGCCTGATAGATGTAGCAGATACAACTAGTGCCGATGTTGATGCCAGCACAGATCAGGCCATCATGGATGCCAGTATGATACTGCGCAGTCCGAATAAAAATATCTACATAGGCTATGATACAGGCAATGGCGTACCACCAAACGGTGCTCCATTTGGCCAAGGAATAGCATTTCCAGCAAATCCTGCAAGAGGTGCATTTTATCTAAGAACAGATTATATGCCCAATGTGTTGTTTAGATTTGATGGGAAGTCTTGGGTACGCTTTGATGAGAATGTAAGAATGACCATGAATAACTTTGGTCATCAGGATGTGTCAACAGGTACATTTGCAGGACACAGTATCAAACTTACACAAAAAGGCACATTTATCAATAACAACAATACATCTACGATTGCTGGTCAAGTTGTACCAGAGCGTCAAGCATTGAGCAAAGTATTAAAACCAAAGGCGGATAATTAAAATGTCTGATTTTTTCTACGACGGCCAGATGCGCCGATATATTACTCAATTTATTCGCCTGATGAGCAATTTTTCTTATCAAGATGGTAGAGGAAATATTGTTCAGGTGCCGGCACGCTACGGAGACATGAGTAGACAAGTTGGAAGTTTGCTAAAAAAGAACAGTGAGAATACTGTACCTAGTGCGCCATTTATCAGTTGCTATATCAAAGATCTTAAATTTGATCAAAAGCGATTACAACAGCCCGACTTTGTTAGTAAAATTAACATCAGAGAGCGCGACACAGAAACTGATCCTATAACAGGACAGGTTAGATATCTCAATACGCAAGGTGCAAATTATACCATAGAGCGTATTATGCCTAGCCCCTATATGGTTACTTTTGCCGCAGATATATGGACAACCAACACTGAACAAAAGTTTCAAATATGGGAACAGATCGCTGTGTTGTTTAACCCTTCACTAGATCTACAGACCACAGACAACTATCTAGACTGGACCAGTCTAAGTGTCCTTACCCTTACTGAGCAAGGAGCGTGGAGCAGTCGTCAAATTCCACAAGGCATTGAACAAGACATCGATATCTTGAACATGGTGTTTACTGCACCTGTTTGGATCACACCTCCTGCTAAAGTTAAACAACTTGGCATTATTACAAAAATTATTACCAATGTGTTTACACTACCCGAAGGCACAATCGAATCTGAATATATGAATCTAGATGCTGTTGATGCGTTTGGCACACCTGCGACCACTGTGGTTGTTACTCCAGGCAATTTTGACCTACTGGTGCTTAACAATGTTGCCAGCTTGGTTATCAATGAAGAAAATGTTGGCACAGATTTAGATCTAAACGATCCTAGAAATGTCAGTTCTTGGTACAAGGTCTTGGATCTATATCCAGGAAAATTCACAGCAGGGCTAAGTCAATTGAGATTAACAACTCCTGCCGGTAATGAAATTGTTGCATTTATGAGATTAGATCCTACCAACGATGCTCGCATGATGTTGACTTTTGATCAAGATACTGTTCCAGGAAATACTGTTATCGATGGTAGAGGCACAGTTGATGCTATCATTAATCCTGAGACATTTGTTCCTAACAATGTGGCCACAGGCACACGATATCTCATATTAGAAAACATTCCTACAGACACAGCCGCTTGGGGCTCTTTTGCAGCCGCGGCCAATGACATTATACAATGGAACGGCTCAGCCTGGACTGTTATATTCGATTCTACCGCAGTTACCTCTGTTACCTACATAACTAATGCTTATACGAGTGTACAATATAAGTGGGACGGCTTCAGCTGGTCCAAGAGTTTTGAAGGTATATATGATAAGGCAACATGGCGTCTAATTCTCTAAATCAAATAGTCTGTAGTGGCGGGTTATTCCTAGCAGAAGATACCAAACGATTTTTATTTCTATTACGCACACAGGGCAAGACTGCGGGCACCTGGGGCCTGGTCGGGGGTAAGAAAGAACCTAGCGACAGCACTGCCTACGAAGCATTGAATAGAGAAATACACGAAGAAGTAGGACTAACACCTACCATAAAGAAAACAATCCCTTTAGAATTGTTCACCAGCAATGATGAGAATTTTCAATACAACACCTATGTGTTGATCGTGGGCAAAGAGTTTCTTCCTAAACTAAATGAAGAACATGCAGGCTACGCTTGGTGCAATTATGACAAGTGGCCAAAACCCTTACACCAAGGTGTTAAAAATACGCTGAATAGTAAAGTAATTCGCGCCAAGCTAGAATTACTGTTAGACTTAATCGATTAGGTCTGGTCCAAAAGCCCATGTGCCCAAGTGGCGCATTTCCATACTCAACTGAGTATCAACTTTAACAGTATAACCAGCCTGTGCCATCTTTTGACAGAAGATCATGTCCTCACCTAGGTGGTCATTGCTTTCGGGCGTCCAACCAAATTCAAACCAAGGTTGGGGGATTTCCTCCAATATGCTAGTCTTGACCAGCATACAACCCATGCCAATACCTTCTACAGGTGCTAGCTCATCTTGTGGTTCAAATGGTAGAGGATTTTCCCAATCGCCGATAGTTTCATAGGCAACACCTTTGGCAGGTAGCTGTCTACGCACATAGTTTGCGGCCACTACAGGTTCTTTGTGTGCCAGCAATCTTAGAGCAGTGGTTGCTGGAAATACAATGTCACTGTCTAACCATAACATATATTCTGCACCAATGTTTCTAGCTTCAGTTGCAAGTCTTTCTCGCTGTGTAAGTAGAATAGTGCTGGCTTCCATGACCACATGTGTGTCAAGGTTGTTCATGGTGTTGAGTTTAACCATTTCTGCTAGACACAGAGCGTGGGCACTGTGTAGAGTGTCGCGGCAGGGAATTAGTACTGCAAGTTTGCCTTTTTTAAGACTCCACTTGCTGGCAGAGAATACACTTTTTGTCATGCGCCCGCCACATCGTTGCTGAGCGTTTCTCCCTGTATTACTAGCTCATGGATAGCATTGATAATATCCTGGGTGCGTTTAGCAGTCATGATAAAATCACTGGGACTTAGTTTGCAGGTAACACGCATGGTTTCTATACTGATTTTTTCATTGGTCAATACTTCCAATGCGCTTTGACGAGCTAGATTTTCAATAAAAGTCTGTTGAACAACTTCGTCATCGTTAGACAATAGTTCTGCACACTCTGCTTCATCAAGGTCTTGAGCTAGATCATTAAGAATCTTTAGCTCTGCCTTTTCAGCGGGAGTTTGATCTTCTTTGGTAGTTAGACTATCTATACGAGTTAAGAATCCTAGCAGGGTTTCTGGATTGCTGGTACGATCATTCCAAACTACATTGTCCAAATACCATCTTGATGGTCCTTGATTTGCTTGATCTAATAACTTCTTTATGTTTAATTTTTTTGTCTTCATTTTATGAGTAAGTATACGGAGTTGTCTTACCACCAAATGTTGCGGATAAACTAATCTGCGTACCGGTTGCCTTACCGCCATAACTGTTACCTAGTGTAGCACTAAGTTTAATGTTAGCACCGGCAGTAGGAGCGACGTTGGTATATGCTTGGTTCACGCCGCCCATCTTAATTGCTGATCCTGTTGCTGGTAAAATTGACACTGGTTATTCCCCTGTGACCTGTTATTTATTGACCAGCTGTTTCACCAGCTCTTGAAGTTGAGCAATTTGTGCTTGCTGTTCCTTGATCGCCTCTACCAACAATGGTACCACCTTTTCGTACTGAACCGTTTTATAGTTTTCTCCTGATTTGCTTCCACCTTCTGCTGTTCGATCAAACGGTGCTGGTTTAACTGCCTGTGGTAAAACTGCTTCTACCTCGTCGGCAAATAATCCAACAATATCTTTATCTCTTTCAAACCCGAAACTTTCAGCTAACTCATTTGGATTGTAAGTTATACCATTTAATGATAACACCTTTGCTACTGCGTTGTCAATAGGTTTGACATTTTCTTTTAATCTTCTGTCCGAATAGTAGGCTGTAACTTCGTTTGCAACATTTAATGCACCAGCGGTTGTCAGTGTCATTGTAATAGCACCGGCATAAGTCCAATATTGGTTTAACGCATTGTAATAGATGTTGTTCCATGTGACCGCAGGAGTAAGAGAACTAATGTATGTGCCACTGGTTGTCATACCTATACCGCAGGCCTGTCCAGTTGTAGAGCTGGCATTACCGAATAATGCTGTCTGCGCGGTCCAGGCTCCTAGATTACCCGGTATAGCAGGTGCTGATGTAGGAACAGTATAGTTAACACTTAAAATTCCAACCGGAGTAGATGTGCCAACACCGACATAACCGTCTGAAGTGATTCTAACCTTTTCTTGAACACCTTGAACATTTGTTCCGGTTAAATTATTAGTATGGAAAGCCATAAAGGTTCTCCATGTTGTTCCAGAATCTTCTCTACCAGACGAGATACCAGCACCAATACTATCACTACCTCTAAATATCAAAGATACTCTAGAGGTGGTTCCGTTAGCGTTTCCTGTAATTCGTACACCACCACCAAGATCGCTTTGAGTAGATACTGTATATCCTGAAGCAGTGGTGCTTGCAACCACTGCTTCTATTGCAGAACTTGGAGTGTTTGTGCCAACGCCTAAATTACTACCAACATATACATTACCACCAGTAAAGTTAATTAAACCGCCCGATCCACCAAGTTGGTTAACTCGGAATGACATGCTAGCATAACTGTTCAAATATGCTGTAGTGTTATTTTCATAGATATTAAATGAGTTAACTGCACCTGTACAGCTAATGAATAGTTTATCAGCTGTTGCTGGATTATTTGCAATACTTAGTGCATATCCACTGTTGGCTGTTACAATTCCAATCTGACCAGTACCGGGATTTACAGTAAAGCTACTGGTCGTATACTCCGACATAGCAGTTGCTGATGCATTGTTAGCTGATACAAATACAGGATAATAAGTACTATTGGCAGTCTGAGCCTGTGTGGTCACCTGTGTAGAACTGGCCGCGGCTAAACTGCTAGGGCTTACCCAACTCGGTGTAGCATTACCGTTACTCTGTAGAACTTGGCCGCTTGTTCCGTAACTGGGAGTATTACCAAAACCTATACCGCCTGTAGGAGTAAGGGTTAGTATTGCCTGCGAGGGTGTGGCATCACTTTGATCAGTTACATTGTTTAATGCAAAGACCATGTTGCCTCTAGAATAACTAGATCCTAAAGATTGAAAGAAAATTCCACCTTTGGTATTTGCACTTTCACCACTAAAACCAATTCCTGAATATGCATTTGTTGTATTACTTGCAGTTGATTGAATTCTTACAGCAAATCTATTTGCTAACGAATCATTGATGTGTAATACTGTAGTAGGGCTTGATGTTCCGACACCAACGCTACCACTGGTAACATATAAAGAGTTTGTCATGGTAGTAATACCATTATAGTATGTACCACCGTTGACACTTAATACTGCACCACTTTGTTGAGCATAGGCGCTTGTACCCATAGTAATGCCATTTGCAGCCACTAATTGGAAGGCCGCGCCGCTATATTGAATAAATCCGCCAGCACCGTTATCTTTAATATACTGCCCGTTAGCAAAGTTAACAGATGCAGGTTGATTAAGATTTAAACTTCCAGAGCCGGCAATAGTTATTGCACCTGTGCTAGGATTGATATAAAAGCTACTGGTAGTATACTCTGACATCGCAGTCGCTGATGCATTGTTAGCCGATACAAATACGGGATAATAAGTACCGCTAGCAGGTTGTGCCACCGTAGCAATGTTGGCCGCGTTGGTTGCATTACCTGATGTAACACCGCTGGCCGCAGTCCATGTAGGAGCAGATCCATTGCTGGTCAATACATAACCGCTAGTACCAATTGCTAGACTTGTTGTTGCATTAGCCGCTGATTGATACAATAAACTACCTGCGGCACCACCTGTTAGGTTAACACTGGTTGCCATTAAGGTAGCGGTATTTAAAGTCCATGTTTGAGGAGCAGAGCCGTTAAATGCTGTACCAGTTAATCCGGTACCAGCAGTTAATGAGTTACTGACCTGTACCGCACTGGCCATTAAGGTAGCTGTATTCAAACTGATAGTAATTGCCGCACTACCGTTATATGTCGATGATGGTGATCCGCTTAGACCAGAACCGATAGTTAATGCGTTTGTTACACTACCTGCTGAACCAGCGGCACTGTCTGCTTGCACAGCTCTCTGCACATACATGCTAGATGTGTTAACATAGGTTGGGGCACCTGCACCGTTGCTTTGTAAAAATTGTCCAGCTGTACCAGGCCCTACAAAACCTGTTGTACTGGCACCGCTTTGATAAACCAGTTGGCCAGTAGTACCACCGATGATGTTGTTGGCGTATACAGAACTCTGTACATAGACACTGGCTGTATTTGTGTATGTGGGCGCACTTGCACCGCTACTGACTAGAATTTGACCAGCAGTACCTGGACCAATAAAACTGGTTTGACCTGCGGCTGTTTGATAGGGAACTTGTCCAGCAGTACCACCTGCGATATTTGTTGAAGTATTGGCAACTAAGCTGATACCAACCATTAAGGTTGCTGTATTGACATAGGTAGGCGCACTGGTGCCGTTGCTCTGTAGCAGTTGGCCGGCAGTACCTGGACCTGTAAATCCAGTTAGTCCCGGAGCAGTTTGATAGACAATTTGACCAGCTGTACCACCAGCAATGTTGCTGGCCGTGCTGACTGTACCTGTTACATTACCTGTAATGTTGCCAATGATGTTACCACTGGCATATAGGCTACCGTTGACCTGCAATCTATAGGCACCTTGACTGGTAGTGTAGCCTAACAGTAAATATCCGTTGCTGTCGAATCTACCATCTTCAGTGCTATTAATACTGAATGTTATCGGAGCACTTGGAGCGTTGATCGTGCCAGTAGTAATCGCTCCTGAGCTGTTTTCGATGAATGATAAATTACTGGCAATTGACATAATATTTTTCCAATTTATTCACTGTATTTACCAGTAAATATTCTGCATAGAAATCTTTGACTGGAGAACAACCAAATACTCCATTAACTGATAGTTCCTTAATGGTGTATTTAGCCAAAAAATTAAATGAGTTAATGACTGTGTCAAATAGGACACCCATCAAAGTTTAACCCAAAATTATTAGAATCTGAAAAATTCTTAGCATCTGTTTTTGATGTAAATGTTATTTCTTGTTTTTTATCTGAATTATCTAGGTATTGAAACCACCATGAATTATCAGTAAACTGAAAACTAATTAATGTCATTATTAAACTCCAAATCTCTTTCTAGTAGCATTGAAAAGTTGTGCTATTTCTGTTGAAGATAATGCTCTACTATATGCAGAGAAAGTAGCAAGTTTTCCTGTATATATACCACAACATGGACTACGAACTAGTCCAGGGGCAGCATTTTGTGATGTTGTTTGACTACTGGGCATTGAGCCTGTATTTTGAAAAACACCGTTTACATAAACTTGCATCTGTGGAGTGCCACCATTATTTGTCCCAGCCCTGTCAAAAACAGTAACAACATGATACCACGACGAAGAACTGAGAGAAGACGTAAAAGTAATTACTGCCTCTGTGTATGTCGGACCCACTAGATAATAAATTCCGTTTAGTCCAACTCCGTAACGATAGCCGTCGCCGCCGCCGGCATTACTAAACATACCACATTGACCTACACTGCTAGGGGGATTTTTAACCCAACAAGCAAAGGTA